ATACCGGTCTACAATTCCCATCTGGAACGCCTCTAGGTATACATTTAGCTCTGCATACTTATTAGAAGGCATAGTAGAGCCCGGTTCAATTCTTATGTCATGTTGTTCTAATATGTGCTTATCTTTCTTTAAATCAACAACCGCACCACTTACATCTGTATAGAAATTTGCCATGACCTCAGTAATGTTATTGTTTGGCTGTGCCAATCTAAATATTTTTTTGTAGGTATAGTGTCCTTTGGACAGGTTATACAAAACCTTACCTAACTTATTGACACTAAACTCTATATCCCTAAGTTTAGACTTAGGTCTTTCACTCCCCAATGCGATCATTCTTTCTGTTGCTCTCATGGTCTCTGGAGCCTTTTCTGCAAATCCGTGCATCATTTCCGGCAAACCAAATATAAAATCTATGTAAAACTCTGATTGTTGTATCAACCTATAGAACTCTCCAGCCAAAGGTTGCGGTGCTGGATAGTGAGGTTCTCCCTGAGAAGAGTCAACTTCTATTACAGCATTAGGGTTAGCCCAATCTTTTTCTAACTGGTCAAGGTCTTCAACACTGCCTAAAGGAACCAATAGCTTTAAACCTGCTGAAGCCTGTGCATGAGACAGGGCGAGTGACCACAGTTTGTTAAGTAGCCTTTGCATAGGTCTGGCTCTGGAAACATCAGACTTTGGATAAGGTGTTCCAGTCCAGATATTTGGAAGGGGTATGATAGGATACTCGTCAGTATTTAATATTTGCTCATAAAGAACAACCTCACCCATAGACGCACAAACCTTAACTCTGGTCTGCAAAACTTCTATTGCAGTAAAAGCACCAATGTCAAAAGCCTCTATGTTCTCTTGGTAAAACTGAGAGTACTCCTCTTGGGATAAGATGGACTCGTCCTGAGTCTGCATGTCAATGACCCTATAATAAGGAACCTTGACCTTGTAGAATCTTTCAAGTACCTGATATTTAGTTACCTCAAAGTAATCCTTGTCCTTAACCTCCGCTGGAGTAAAGACAGACATTGAATTTCTATTTTGAGAAGAAGGATAGTCCTCTTCATCGTAGGTAAAGCCAGATATACTTTTTATAAGACCCGGTATCTCCTCACCGGTCTCTGGGTCTACTTTATCATCTAATTCAGGGTAGAGGTTGACGGCCTGTTCTCCCGTAAGAATGGTGGAAAGGATAATGCCATCCGAATCGCTGAACCAACGATTTCTAGAGCTGGGAGATGCGTAAACTCTAAACGGGTCAACATAAGTGAACTTCACGTCACCTCTACCAAAATCTGATTCTGAGTCGATATAGGCATACAAATAACCCATACCCGTGGTAGCGTAATCCTGTATTGCTTGTTTCATTTGCCAGTCACCATCTGACTTTTCCCAAACGTAACCTAGTATAGAACGCCATAAAGATGCTACCTGAACATCAGAGTCCTCTCTGGGGGTTATGGTAAAAGCTGGTGGTCTGGATGTAAGTACTGCTTTAAATTTTTCTATTGCGGCAGATACCCTGTCCATAGGGATATCCGCTTGATTTCTCTGAGAAAGCTCATCAGACTCATCTTGGGTAAAGTGATTTCCAAGGTAGAAATCAATATCTTTACGAGCCTCAGTATCCCACTCTGACCTTGAATCACGCCATTGACGATACAGTTCTTCGTTATAGGAGGCTCTAGGGTCTTGATCCATTTTGCATTGTTTGCATTTTAAAATACTCCAACATATCTCTCAATCTTGATGAGTCTGCCGCAGAAGGAATTTGTGGCATGAGGCCGGGTGATTCTACTTTTTCCCCTTTTAAAATACCCTCTAACTTCAAAAGCTCTAAGGCCTTCCTAGCTTTATTGGTGGTGTCCTGATCAATGCTGTCTCGTAAAGCACCAGCCTGTTGCCTGACCACACCAAGTGTGCTACCCTGATACACTTTCGGGTTTGCCATTCTATAATCTATTTGCAATGGGTCGTCAGCAGTAGGTTCTGGCGTTTGATTTACAGGGCCACCATTTTCAAAACCTAACAAGCCCATTAAGCCTTTCTTACCTTCTGGCTTTGCGGCTTCTGGGTTTAGTATTTGCTGTACCATTTCAAATGAAATAGAGTCCTCTGGCATGTTTACGGCTCTTTGCATTGCTTTTTGACGAGCAACTTGAGTACTTAGGCTTGGTTGAGGCCTAAGAGATTCACCTAAATAATACCTATTTCCATCATCGGTAGGCATTTCATAGACAGCCTGCATCATACCCTCAGGGGTTCTATTCATTCCGTATATACTACCACCATTTTCATAGCCAGTTAATCCACCTTCTTGGTAGCCTTGAATAAACTTAGGAACACTACTCTCAGGGTCATTAAAATCTACCTGACCTAACCTTCTGTCCTGTCTTCCAAATATCCTAGTAAATTCATTTGGCCCATAGGCATTAAGAAAATTCATAAGGTCTACATCGCTTAATTTAGCATCCTGAACTGGAGCTGGTCTTCTCATTTCATAATCAACATCAGGGTCTAGTTCTATCAACCTTTGACCTAAAGAAGTATTGCTAACTCTTTCAGGCATCTGTTCATATAAATCTTCTTTTTTGGCATTTAACAAATTCAATAAACCTTGAACGGTAGATTTTTGTACACCCCCACCATTTTCATAGCCTTGCATTTTTTCTTCTACCATGCCACCTCCAGCATAGTTTGGCTGTACCACGCCTCCATCATCCATCATTTTCATATTGGCAAGGGTCGCTCTTTGTATCAAGCTGTCTATGGCAGAATGACCGCCCTCTTCAGGCATATCGTTTAGTTTGTTCAGCATAGGAACCCCTATCATGTCTACGGCTTCCTTACGGATAACAAACTCACCGGGAGTCAGCTTTGCTTTTACTGTATCTGTAGTGCCAGCCATTATTCTTTTATTTCAAAATGCGGAAAATCATCAAATCTATTATCTTTCACTTCCCATCTTCCTTTCTCTTCATACATATCCCAGTTACCACCCCATCTTATCTTAATCCCCATGCTACGAGCAATGCCAATAACGAACCCTGCAAAGAGGGTTTGTCTTTCCCTGTCTTCCCAATCCACAGGATAAGGGGTAACGTCAACGGCTTTAGAAGGGTTAGAATTATGCCGGCCATTAGGATACTTGACCTTAGTACGTTTCTCATCATATAGTCTATTTTGCCTTTCCTTGCTTCTGTGACCTTCTAGAATTGAACAGTCAACGTGCTTAATGACCTCATTAAACACCTTCTGCAATCTTTTGTCACAAGTTGCTAATCTACTTTTTGATCTTGTTGAGTACCTTGGCATGTGTGTATTTTGCTATCTTATGTTACCAATAAAGTTATTAATAGTGCAATAGGTTTAAGCTCTTGCACCTGTCATCCAACTATATGTCTTTTTCATTGCACGTTTTACAGGCATATCATCATCATGCAACAATGATTCTTTCTTTGTCCTAGAGCTCTTAGGGGGTCTGGCAAAGTAGTCCGCATAGTACAACGCATCCATCACATCATCATTCCTAGGCTTAGGATGTTCAAAGAACTCATCTACTAATTCTGTCATTTCCCTTTGTAGGTATAACTTCTTAGAATTGACAATAGGGCCAAGACTGGTCTCCAGCCTATCTTCCTTTTTGATTCTAGCCGGAGGCTTAACGCCTTTAAATATACCGGGAAGAAGTCTTTTCTCTTTTGCGGAAAGCCGTGTAACCATATCCCGAACCATCTCCTGTGCCGCAACTGTCTCGATCGTGACACGGCGTACTGGTGTATACTTGTTCGCAAGTCTAATAATTTCCTTGGGAACATCGAATGTTGGTATACGCTCACGAAAATATTCCAGTACATACCTATTGTTGCTGGAATCAATGCCCATGACCAGTATGACCTGATAGTCAGAAGTCTCTGAGGCAGTAGCCGCAAGGTCAACACCCATGTAGATATTGATCGGGATAGCGTCATCACCGTCTATAAGATAATTAAATTTATTCTTACATTCAACCCTTCCGTTATAATATTGTATCCGGTCTATTTTAAAAGAAGCACTGGATACATCCCTAGCATCATTCATATACTCCTGAGCAAACTTATTTACCAGCCCAGCTTCAATGAACTCCCGCTTTTTTGCTTTTAATTTTTTATTAGAGAACTGTGATGCCCACAACGGTTTACCATCTTCAATAGCCCTGTAGAAGTTAACATCCCAAGGATACTCTCTTTTGTCCTCCTGTGCTTTCTTCCAGCCATCATAGGTCATTTGCAGATAGGAGTCGTAGTGTACAATAGTACCAGACAGCCATATCCAGCCCTCATTGCCCGGTGTTTCCTCTAAGGCTGGGTATACTGTAGATACGATCCACTTCTTAATGTCAGCACGCCTTTCTGGTGTTTTGGTATTTAGCTCTGATTCAAAATCATCCAGCACAATACCCGTATATCTTACATCTACCTCTGCTCTACCTCTTAATCTTTGTGATGTCCCTTTAGATATCACCCTGTCACCTTTAGGAGTGACCAGATCCTTCTCTGTCCAGCGTTTACCCACACTACCACCGTCCATATTACCAAAGTAGTAGCGGATCATCTTGTTATTCTCGAAATGAGAGCGGATATACTTCAAATGGTCAATAGCCTGAGACTGTTCTTCGGACACCCAAGCAATAAAATGCTGGTCTCCTTCTTGTGCAAAGCACAGTTTGTGCATGATAGCCGCTTTTGCTATGACAGATTTGCCGTGTCCCCTAGGTATAATGTTACATATTCGTGCTCCGGGTGCGGTGTCTATCATTTTTTCAGCCATTTCGTAATGAAAAGGTGCCGATTCGGATTTCTTTAGGAAATCATTGGGTAAGAACGCCCTACCAAAGTAAATAAGGTTGGTATACGCCTTGGCTAGAACCTCATCCCTTTTTTCCATCTCTGATGGGGGAGGGGTAATGTTAAATGTGCTCATTCGTTTTATTGCAATTTAGAAAATGGATCAAATCTATATGTGGGTGTATTTAATAACTGCTCAGTGGCCTGTATATAATCCTGCGTATCCACTCCTTGTTCTTTCAGATATTGAGAAACAGGCTTCCCCTTGCCTAACCTAGACCTGCGAATATCGCTCAGTGTTTTTTGTAATCCCTCTTTAGCCTTAAAGCTTTTTATTATTGGCGTTTTTGACTTGGCTAATTCAATTAATGTTTTATATCGAGCTACGTCAATTACACTTTGACCTGAAGGAAGTCTAGCTAAGTCTATAAGACTAACATTCTCAGTAGGAATATAACCCCTTACTCGCTCCTCAAACTCAAACCTTGGATTCATCCTAGCAGGCTTTATCTCTAGCCCGTGTGGTGTCAATTCTTCAATAACATCTTTTCCCCAAAGGTCTTTTTGTCTTCGCCACCAAGCATTGCTTTTAGGTTTGCCTTTAAAAAATATATTACTACCATCATTAATCACCTTTCCATACTTTGCTTCTGAAAAGGGCTGAATCTTCATACCCTGTTTTGTTAACTGCCCTCTATCCATAATAAAACCAATGTCTGAACCTACATGACCGTGGGGTCTAGATAAGAACATGGGGTCTCTAGTAACAGAAACAGATGGAGACTTAGGGAATTGCTCTTGAAATTTTATATCTGTTTCGGAAAGCCAACCAGTTTTGTCTCTGTTTAATCGCCTATCAAGATACTTTCTAGAATCTCTATAAAAAGGCTTTCCCGGGAAACCTCCCTCTGCACCTCGTATCGTTCCTGATTTTAATATCTCAGTAGCACCACTACCAGTTGTATAGTGGGTTACAGGGTTTCGCAAACCAGTTCTTTCTAAAAGCCTTTTGCCTACACTACCAAGACTTTTCAATGTAAGCAATGGCCCCATTGCAACATTTTCCACTACAGGGTCTACACCCCCTATATAAGCAGGTCTTTTATCTGCGTACATAACGCCAGTCTGGTCAAACCTGTCCAGCTCTGCCTTTAGTA